TTAAATTTTGTTGACTTCATCAATAAGCTGCTGTGTGGTTTTATGTGTATACACTCCCTTTGTGACGTTGTTTCTCATGCTGTGACCCATTATGAGTTTAATGCAAACCTCATTCGCTCCGGCATCATCCATGAGAGATGCGAAGGTGTGCCGACCATCATGGGGAAGATGTTTCATGTTGAGTTTATTCATAACCGTATTGAAATTCGCACTGACATAGGAACCGTATGTGTAGTGATTTCCGTATTTATTGTTTACCAGAAACCTACGGTTGGCATCGTACCGGTTCTTCACGAGAGGCAGGATTTTGTCTGCAATAGGAATAACTCTGTCTGTTCCGGCTTCTGTTTTCATTCCCCCGATCATATACTGTTCGTCCAGATGCACATTATCCGTGGTTATCTCTAACAGTTCGGTAGGACGCAGACCGGTATAGATTGTAATGAGGATGAGGTCAACATTGTTTACCACATACAGTTTGCTCCATAGGGTTGCGATTTCCTCATTCGTGTATCTGCTATGAATCTGTTCTTCCGGGTTTACCCATGAGTAAACAAAAAACTGCGACAGATCCTTTTCTATATAGTTGTTCATCAGGGCGTACTTGTACAGATTATTGAGAACAGTTCGGATATTAGAAACGGTGGAATTTGATTTACAGGTCCATTTGTTGATACATTCCTGGACTTCATCAGTCCGCAGAGCATTAAATTTCTTGTGGTGCAGATCAGACAAATGATTAAAGGCAATCTCGTAGTTTCTCCATGTGCTTGAAGATATTTTGTCCGGCAGAGCTTTCCTATAATTTTTCCACTTCCCGTACATCTCTGCAAATGTGGGAGTCTCAGCATATCTGATGTGTTCCGCAACGACATCCGCATTATTCAACTCAGATAGGTAAGAGTAGGCGTGCTCCTGTTTGGCAAAATATTCAAGGTACTTAAATGTCTGGCGGTAGGAGATGGAATACTCATATCCCTCTTCCTGCATAAGATCCTCAGCGAATGACAACACTGATTCCGATGAGATGGCAGACCAAACCTGTTTTCTCCATTGCCATTTGAAATTGTATCGGACAAAATCTCTCAGAATGTTTGACGGCGGTTCTTTCGGAGCATCAATTTCTACAAATTCAGAAATTTCAGAAGTTCGGACGGCATAAGGCTTACGCCTCTTGCCTTTTAGTTTGATTACACTACCGTAACCGTTTGGCAGACGCATAATATCATCCTCCTTTTTCCTAAAAATGGGCGTAAAAATGCCCGGTATATTGTTTTTCTACCGGGAAGATGATATAATGCAAGGTGTTCAGACGAGCATACATCGGCTTTCCGGTGTGTGTTTATAGATACCGTCTCTGTTGGTAGCAGAGGCGGTTTTCTATTTTAGTATTTCTGTCGGTTTTCAACGACTCTGCCAATGATTCTCACTGGCTTATTCTCAATTTCCTCATTTGAATAGAACATAGGCTCATAGGTCTGATTAAAAGGAATGAGTCTGATTCCACTAGGGAACTTTGCCAACTTTTTGCAAGTGGCACTGTCTCCATTGACTAACACAATGACAAGATCTCCTGATTCTGCATAGTTCTGTTTGCGGACAATCACAACATCCCCATTGCAGATATCTCTTGCCGTTTTGTCTGACAATGGACGATCATCCGGTAATTTTAAAACACTTGGATGGTATCACAGTAACAGTCCATGCAGAAGCCACAGATGAGGATATTCGTAACCTGAAATATATGAGTTCCAATCTCTACGATGAGGACTTGGATATGCGCCTGTTTATCGACAAGAGGGTGTACGACCGGTACGACTTATCTAATATCTGCATGAAAACATGGGATGTAGTGAGAAAATTGGAATGGAAAGAAAAGTGCGATCCGGCAGAAAACGAAGAACTGTTTTTGTGGAATCTTTATTAAGGAGGCTGCCATGGAAACTTATAGAGTTGTATCAATTACAGACAGAAAAGGCAATCCGAGAATTGAGGGCAGATACCCTCTCAGAGTAGGGAGAATGTGCAAGAAACCCACTCCAAGAAACGGAGATGCCATGATGATTGAATGGTTGGCTCAGCCGGATGGAACGCCGTATGTCGGCATGATTGTTACGAGTACGGTTATCGGATTCAAGACTGAGGATAGAGGAAAATACATCGAGGTAACAACCAGAAATTCAATCTACACATTTGAGAGAGTATGAGAGAAACAGAAACTTTTGAGTATATCCGCCAGAAGTACCCGGACAAAGAAGAAAAGTGGAGAAAGGTCACGCAGCTTGTAAAATTCGATGAGAATTTGGAAGTTAAGAGCGTGCATGATTTCAACATCAACTGCTACATATCAACATTTGGGAGACTTATAAGAAACGGAATCCTCTGCAATATGGCATACGGAGATAAATACGATATTTCCAGTATGTTCACAGATACGGACGGAAACCAAGTACGGTTTAAGAGACACCAGATTGTTATGCAGACTTTCTTCATGGGCGATAGACGGCGGTATGACACCGTAGACCATATAAACAACATGGAGAGGTTTGACAACAGCATATACAACCTCAGATGGGCGGATAAGGGCGTACAGTGCGGAAACCGCAAGGACAAGCCAGGGAAACACAGAATGGTTATCTGCATAGGCGATGAGGAAGAAATCTTTTTCTCATGTCGGGAGGCGGAACGACTGTACAACCTACCGCCGAACTCGGTCGGTAAGGTATGCCGCGGAGAACTAGAATCCATATATGGTTATAGATTTGGATATTTATAAGGAGATCAGAGATGGGAAAAGATTGGACCGGAAACGGCAAGAGTATTTTTACAACCCTTGGCGCATCCAACCACACAGAGAAAGAAAGAGAGATTAACGACTACTATGCGACAGACCCTATCGCAGTAGACGCATTGTTACAGGGGGGGGCAGAACTGAATCATAAGATTTGGGAGTGCTCTGCAGGACAAGGACACTTATCAGAACGTCTCATAGAACTCGGTTATGAGGTCCGCAGTACGGATCTTATCGACAGAGGGTATGGAGAGGGTGGAATAGACTTCTTGCAGACAACAAAAATGTGGGATGGCGATATTCTTACCAATCCTCCATACAAGTACGCGAAAGAGTTTATTGAACACGCAATGACGATCATACCGGACGGGAGAAAAGTGTTCATGTTTCTTAAATTACAGTTTTTGGAGGGAAAGGCTAGAGGCGAACTGTTTAAGAAATACCCTCCGAGATATGTATATGTGTCACGCAGCCGTATTCTGTGCGCCAAAAACGGAATGTTTGAGGAAATGAAAGCCGGAGGCGGAAGTGCAGTTGCGTATGCGTGGTATGAGTTTCAAAAAGGTTATAAGGGAGTGAGCATTATTAAGTGGATAAATTAGATTTTGGTTACTACAACATGGACTGTATGGCCGGCATGAAACTTTTCCCTGATAAATACTTTGATGTGGCAATCGTAGACCCACCATACGGAATCAATGCGCCGAACATGGCGATGGGAACCAATAAGAGCCGGACGAAGAACGGTTATCCATCCGAAAGCACCGCAAGCAGATTGAAACGGAGTGGACAGGTAAAGGAATGGGATAGCAAACCGCCAACGGAGGAATACTTCAAAGAATTGTTTCGCGTATCGAAAAATCAGATTATATGGGGCGGAAATTATTTCAATCTGCCACCAACAAAGTGCTTTGTTGTATGGGATAAGGTGCAGCCGTGGGATGCCTTTTCGCAAGCGGAGATTGCGTGGACTTCTTACAATCTCCCGGCAAAACTGTTCAGATACTCAAACACTGGCGGAACAAATTCAGAGAAACGCATCCATCCAACCCAGAAACCGATAGCATTGTACGAATATCTAGTAGGTGCTTTTAAGCTATCGGGGGGGGTGGTACTTGACACCCATGTAGGATCTGCGTCAAGCCTCATTGCATATCACAGAAACGGCGTGAGGTTTGTAGGGTTTGAGATAGACACCGAGATGTACGAGGTTTCAAATGCGAGACTGGAAAGAGAAAAAGCACAATTATCCCTATTCGATTTAGGGATGGAAAGGAATGGAGATGAGTAGTTTTGTACCGATTTATGCGGTTGATTTTGACGGAACACTCTGCGAAAGTAAGTGGCCCGGAATTGGCGCGCCGAACAAAAAACTGATACAGCATCTTATTCAACGCAGAACAGAGGGAGCAAAAGTGATCCTTTGGACTTGCAGAGTGGAAGAACATCTGAAAGAAGCGGTGGACTGGTGCAGTAAATTTGGCTTAGAGTTCGATGCGGTCAATGATAATCTGCCGGAAAACGTTGAAAAATATGGTAACAATCCAAGAAAAGTGTATGCCACTTGCTATATTGACGATTTGGCTGTGGATAAAAGAAAATACGATCTTCCGTTTCATGCGGACGAAAAGATCGACTATTCAAAATTCGATAAATACCCTCTCGGAAGTGAGTGGATGTTAAAGACGGAATATGCAGAGCTTCCGGTGGTAGTAGAAGAGGTAAATGCTTTTCACGGGTATATCAGTGTAAGAAGCACGAGCGAAGAGGATAAATTTAGATATTTTAAGGTTCGCCGTGATATTGAATGGTTTTATGACAAATTATTTCCAAAGGAGTGATGCGTTTATGAAGAAAAAGAAAATCAATCCGCAAGAATTTGACTGTGGATGCTGTGGAAATCAGATTTATAAGAGCCGCCTTAGAGACGAGGTAAAGTGTTGTTATTGCGGTTATATCAATCATGTAGGGAAATACACAGGTAGGAGGAAGAGACTTGGATAAAACGAAAATAGAGTGGGCTGACAGCACATGGAATCCGATTACCGGCTGCCGTCATAAATACCCTTATTGTTATGCTAGAGGTATTGCAAACCGCTTTGTATCACGGAAAGGATGCCATCTGGTAGAACCTGAGACATACAAACTCGGAGACGATGGTTCTGAAACTTATGAGATCAATGAGCAACCGTATTATGTTGATGATGAGACCGGAAAACAATTCAGATGTGCCTATCCGCATGGATTTGTGCCGACAATCCACAGATACCGCATGGGAGAATACAGAGACAAAAAGAGGCAGAGAAATATCTTTGTCGGTTCAATGTCGGATGTGTTTGGAGAGTGGGTTCCTGATAGATGGATCAGGGAAGTGTTTAATGCTTGTGAGAAAGCTCCACAGCATAATTACCTCTTCCTCACGAAGAATCCCAGAAGATATATGGAGCTGCATCATTACGGAGAATTACCACTCAGAGATAATATGTGGTACGGAACGACAGTCACAGATCCAGATACGGAGTATATGGGGCAGGACGGACACTATGAGTTCCATACGTTTTTGTCAGTAGAGCCTATACTGGCAGACTTCGGAGAGCTGAGTGAGAAATCATACATCCCGGAGTGGATAATCGTAGGAGCTGAGACTGGCAGCAGAAAAGATAAAGTCATACCAAGACGAGAATGGATTGAAAATATTGTGGAGCAGTGCAGAAAGTACAACATACCGGTATTTATGAAACCGAGCCTCACGGACATTTGGGGCGAAGAACTCATTCAAGAGTTTCCGAAAGCCCTTATTCATGCCTGATTTATTCCAGAGCATTGATAAGAATATGCTTAAATCGCCGGTAGCGTACTGCAAAACACATAAAGGGTATCTATCAACGAAGCAAATGAAAGTCCATAAGTGCCTGCAGATAGGATGCACTGGACTGGAAAGGTTGGAACATCCCTACTGGGAGGAACGCCAACGGAAAAAGGATGAAGCAAAGAGGAAAAAGAAGCAACAGTAAATTGGTTCACGTTTCATTTGATGAAGTAGAGAGATTTGTTCCGAGAGTTCCGAAACAGATTTGCCCGGATGAGGATAACACCACTCCGAGGATATGCGTAGCACCTAACATATTGAGTGCAATCCAGGCGATGCCGCAAGGCGGAACAGTGGCGTACAACATGGCAAGAATCGGTGTGCCGGTTGTTATCCATGCGTATTACATAGAGAGTGATGCTATCCTCATGCCGGAGCAGATAGCGGATAAAGTGCCGGATGCCGTTGCCACAGGAGAAATGTGGGTTATGGCAGTTCCGGCAGCAGTCCGGCGGATAGATTACGAGATTGTTGATCCGTATGTGCCTATGAGGATTGATAGGAATGGCACGAGAGAGCGATTTCTTGTATGGTACGGAGAATTGAAACGGGTTCGGTATCAGGATAATTGGAGAAATCTATCTACCAGAACAGCCAGAAATCAAAAGGCGGTAGAGTGGTTTATGGAAAATAAGCCAGACATATCGTACAGAACATTTATGTCAAATATGGACGATGAACTATTGAAATCATTCCATGTGGAATTACAGGAGGTATGGGAGTGAACAAACAGAAGAAATTAGTAAAACAGAACACGCCGTTGTATAAGAGAGTACCGACACTTAATCTGGTGGACTATTCAGATATAAAAGTGCCGCTAGTAGTGATATATGACAGCCCGAAAGACTTTCCGGGAAAAGTGGTGGCAAGAGTATGGAACGGAGAGAAGAATCGGCCAACGAATGTTTACTGCGAATATGAAAACCTTAAAAGATGCGAAGATGATGTAATGCCAGCAGGATTTATTTTTAAGTTCCCGAGGACACCGGAGGACGATGCGTGCATTGTTGAAACATACATGAGATAGGAGGATTGCAATGGCAAAGAAGAGAAGCTGCCGAAGAACAGTAAATGAAGATAAGGTACATGAAAAAGCAGTTAAAATCCGCAAAATGACAGATGAGCAGTTGGTGCAGTATGTCAATGACAGAGTGGAAAAAGCCAGGAGTGAGGGATTTAATCAGGGAAAGAAATCGGCTACCGGAATGACGGTCAATGATTTTCTGAAAGAAATCTCAAAAATCAAAGGTGTCGGAGATGCCACAATCTGCAAAATCATGGAGCATTTCAGAGAGAAAGGGATTAAGGATGGAAAAGACACCACTACAAATATTTGAGGAACGTAACGAAAAGGATTGCTGTCTTAACTGCAAAAAGCTGATTGTAAAGCAGACAGACGCAGGACATATAAATTTCTGTGGAGAAACAGGAAAGATCATTCTCGATATGTTCCTTGATGTTGGAACTCATTTTCCAAAATGCAAATATGAGAGAAAGGAGTAAGCCATGCGTGTACAGAATCACATACCAATCAAGGCAGTAGCCATCAGAGAAGAGGACGGATTGGAAATCGGAACTGAATATGATGTAGAGGATATTATGATGGGGCAGAGCAATACGAGTGTGGAGTTGGTAGGGACAAAAGGAACATACAACAGTATCTCATTCAAATTTATGCTCAATGGCAGAGAAATTGACATTTTTAGAAGTCCTCTGATAAATCCATATATGAAATTTGACGGCAACAATGGGATTTGCTACAAGGAGTGGATTGGCCAATGATAAAAACATGGTATGAGGAATATGAGAAGATAAAGGATAAGGCAGTAGTGGTATATGGATATGAGTGGGAGTCTATGGCAGATGAACAGAAAGAGAAGATCCTAGCAGAAAAAACCGTGATAATGAGCGGAGACAGCGGATATGCCTGCAAACGCTATCAAATTATCGGAAACGCGAACAATCTGTCAGACCATGAATGTGCCATAATAGCGGATGGCGGAAACCTCTGCTTTGGGTACAGAATGGAGGGACAGGAAATTGTTGTATACACAGATTAAAGGAGGACAATATGGAAGCAAGAGAACTGGCAAATAAGCTCTATGGACGAGCATACGGAGATAGTTTTGATGATGTACTGGAAGAGGCAAAACAGAGCGGCCTCGTCATTGTGACGGGCGCATCAGATGATTTGATGGAGTTCAATGGAGCAATCTGCGATGAGGGAGGTTGTTTCGATGGTGGAAGAGTTTATTTCGATAAGGACGGAGTAGATCAGGAGGGAGAAGAACGTGCCAACTGGATAGATGCCAGATGGTGTGATGGAATGAACCGAGACGGACTTCCGGCAACATGGACGTATGAGACAGAAATTCCTTGTGAGAGATTTGATATTTGGGAAGATGGAGAGGTCTACTGTGTAGGTCTTGTATTCTCAATCGAGGATCTGAAATGAAAACCGCTGAAACTGTAGCACTGGAAAAAGCAATCAGATGGGCCACAAGAAAGACCGGTGTATTTGGCTGCTATGAGGTAACAATCGGATTTTGCGGAAGAGAAAGAGTTGATTACATGACCTATGACACCAAGGGAGTGTTCCGGTGCTATGAAATTAAGGTGTCGAAAGCGGACTTCCATAGTGCTGCTGCAAAATCCTTTGTAGGCCATTACAACTATTATGTTCTCACAAGGGAATTATACAATCAGGTCAAGGAAGAGATACCGGACTGGATTGGTGTCTATATCGGAGATTACTGCGCTAAGAAAGCAAAGAAACAGGATTTATCCGGCAGAGAGTATAAAATGCGCCGTTCAGTCAATGGACGCAGTACAGAGGTATCTACTCTGTGGGTAGATATGCTCAAAGAGAGCATGATTCGTTCGTTGTATCGGGATTCTGATAAGCTGATACAGACGGAGGATGAGCAGTATATAAGCCGTCTCAGAAGTCAGATTGATAAGGCAAGGACTGAAAGGGACAGAGAATCAAAGAAGTATCTCAGATTATGGAAAGCCGTAAGGAAAGAATTTGGCGATGAAAAGGCATGGGAACTCATAGAAAAGGCAGAGGAATAAAACCTCTGCCTTAAATCATTTCCTGCCATTTATGGCAATCACTACATCATCAAAACCGGAATCAGAGTAGCAAGTGCCCTCCTGAGAAAGAGTTGTACCTGGCTGCAATTCTTGGTTATCATCCATAAAAGATAATTCGCTAAAATTAACCATCTTCCCATCTTTAAGGTACACCACATCCATACATACATAATCTGCGGCGGAAGTTCCGTTGTTTGTCACGGATGCAACAATGCCGCTGTCGGTAGTATTGTAGTCAACGGATAAGTCAGAATAGACAGGAGAGTATTCCTTTTCCTCTGATACCGACAGTGTGTAATCGAAACTATCAATCTTATCCCATTCATCAAATGTGGTCCATATACCGGCTGTTTGCCCTGGAGCAACCGCTTTTGTTCCATCGCCGGAAGAACCAACCATACTGCCGGAAGAATCCAATGCGGTCACATTCAGATCAATACTCACAACCTTATCTGAATTGTTTGTTACATACATAACGTAATACATAAAAGAATCATCCACAGTACAGGAATAATCCTGCGTACTCATCAAATCTGCAAGGTCTGTTTTGTCTTTACTTTCTGTCGTAGTCGTGACCGCAGTAGTGCCATTTTTGGTAGATGTACTGCCACCACAACCAGTCAAAAGAACGGCAGACAGTAACAGCATGGCAAAATATCTCATCTTCATAGACATATCCTCCCTATATAAATGTTTAGTCCATTATACATCAATGTGTCTATCAATGCCACATTATTCGCTTGCCTTGAAATTATATATAGGTTTCAGAATCGCAAGAATATCAACGGTTTCTCCAATACATTCCACAATCTCATCAATAGGCTTGTATGCCATCGGTGCCTCATCTATGGTTTCCTCTGACACAGAAGTAGTGTAGATACCGTCCATAGAGTGTGAATAGTCTCTCATGCTGAGAGTTTCCTTTGCTTTCATCCGGGACATAATCCGTCCGGCTCCGTGCGGCGCAGAACAGTTCCAATCCTCATTTCCCTTACCGGTTCCGAGAATACATCCGTCACGCATATTGATGGGGATAAGAACCTTTTCTCCGTACTTGGCAGAGATAGCACCTTTACGGACGATGTTGGAGTCGTGGTCGATATAATTGTGGATGCACTCAAAGAAGTCCGGCATATCTGCATCAACACCCCATCCCATGTGATTGCATATAATCTGAGCAATCATAACACGGTTCATGTAGGCAAACTTCTGACATATCCTCATATCATGGAGATACTGTTCACGGTACTTACCATCTAAATAACAGAGGTCTTTCGGCAATTTCGGAGTGACAGCACGGAAGTTTCGGCGCAGCTCCTTGATTGCGGATTCAATCTCAGATTTTCTTCCAGCGGCTTTGTAGTCGGCAATGAGCTTTTCCTGACGATCATACAGATCATCCTTACCGCACATCAACTCATAGGCAAGGTTCTGATAGTAGTCTGCCACCTGTTTCCCAAGATTGCGGCTGCCAGTATGGATAATCAGATACTTATAACCGTCCTCTGCAACATCAATCTCAATGAAATGATTGCCACCGCCGAGAGTGCCAATAGAGCGTTCGAGACGTTTGGTATCTTTTAATTCCCGGTAACAATAAAGTTCTTTCAATTCTTCAAAACGCATTTGCCGCCCATCATGCACATTTTTCCCACTTGGAACATAGGTGCGGATAACACGATCTAAAGTATTCAATGTAACAGCATTAAAATCCCTATGCCCTAAACTGACGCAAAGCATACCGCATCCAATATCCACGCCAACGATGTTTGGAATTACTTTGTTTCCGAGATCCGCAGTAAAGCCAATGACGCATCCCTTTCCGGCGTGAACATCCGGCATGATACGAACCTTACAGTCCTTAAAGGCATCCTGAGACAGAAGAGTGTTAATCTGTTCCAAAGCCTCATCTTCGATGGTTTTTGCATAAACTTTCAAATTACTCATAGTGATCCTCCTATACTTTGTATGTTTTGTTATTTCCAGAATTTCCATTGTATTTTGTGAAAGGGCGAACCCATACACGTTTACCGGTTTTGGTAGTTCGGTAAAATCCCCTCACACTTACCTGTTCGGTAGGCTTTGTGTAGTGCCTTTTTGTACCGTCTGCAGGAACAGGTCTGCTATCAATGCGGTATGTGGTTATCAGTGGTGTAGCACCGCCGGAACGGCGCAGGATTTTTCGATGCTTATGAGAAATGCGTTTCTCTTTCTGCTCCGTAGTCTCAATGCAGTTGCGGTAATGAGTTGCAAAACACATGAGAGAATGGAACTTCAATGCCTCCTTGTATGGCGTTCTGTCAGCGGCAAGAACCATCCGGGCAACCTTTCGTTTCTCTTTGCTTAATCCGGCAGGAAAGACAATGTTTTCGATTTCCTGAGTTTTCGGATCATACCGATAATTGCAGACATACACGCCACCCATATACAGATGCAACCTGACGAATACACCCTCCTGCTCATAATAGAATTTAATATCTTCCTCCGGCAGCTCAACCAATGCGGAGGGGATGGGGATGCGGAACTCTTCGGCATCCAACCAATCTTTATTTTGCTGATACCATTCAATGATCTTCTCTGTTTTCCCGATGGTATCGACTATGATTTTATTGCAGTTTGTAATATCAATCATGCCTAAGACCTCCATTTCTTCAATGGTTCCTTATAGCATTTGTCTATTTGGACACGTTCTTATCAAGCGGCATCGTGCGCTCCGCCGGAGATACGCGAATGTCAGGAGATCCCACTATCCTTATCCGGTTTCGCATTAAAGCCGGAAAACCTGTCAACCAACAAAAGGATGGTGTATGCCGTTATCAACCCTCATACCGGCAGCAGTTTTCACATTAAAAACTGCCAGAAACCTGTTACACGACACTCAAATAGACAAATCTTATAAGGAACCATTACTATATATGCGCCTCATTTGGGGCGGTAAATAATATCAACGTGGGAATCTAATGCCTGTTCAATCTTTTCGTCCGTAACGCCCAAGTAGCGAGCTGTAACAGCTGCGGAACTGTGTTGATACAGGCGGCGGACCAGTTCAATGTCCTTTCCATTCTTGTAGTAAATCTCTGTTCCGAAGTATTTACGGAACGAATGGGTGGATATATCCTCATATTCAGGACCGAGCCAGTCGCAAACCTTTTTCAGATGCTTTTGCACTGCCCGGACACCGATAGGGAATATCAGATCATCGCCCTCAATGCCCTCAGAGTCCGCATATTCAAGGAGGAAGTTGTAGACCTGTTCCTGGACCTTGAAACGGCGAACCTTTCCGGTCTTATGCTCAACGATATTGAAAGCGTGGCCGGATGGTGTCTTGATGAAAGAGGAACGCCGGAGGGAGAGTGTGTCTCCAATACGCAATCCTACATTCGCCTCAATAACGAGGATCGTAGCAATCCGGGGATTAGGCTGTATGCAGTCTCCAATGCCCTCATATAAAGTTTTTATGATAGTCTCGTACTGTTCATGCGTACAAGCTGTTGTTGTCTTTCCTGCCATTCTAACCATCCTCCTACTTACTGATTTTTCATCAAACCGGCAACGACATTGTTGATTGCCGTCTCAGATACAAACCCGCCTTGCAACCTTACCGGGGAAAGAGAACCGTTAGGGAGAAAGAGCATATCGCCATGACCCATGAGCTTTTCGCCGCCGGCCATATCCAATGCGACCATAGAGTTTGTGACTGTACCAACACGGAGACAGATCTTTGTAGGCATATTTGCCTTAATCAATCCAGTAACAACCTTTGCAACCGGGTACTGTGTAGCGATTACAAGGTGGATGCCGCAGGCACGGGCTTTCTGTGCGATTCTTACAATATGTCCCTCAACGGATTTTCCACCCATGCTCATAAGGTCGGATAACTCATCAATGAAAACTATGTCACGTCTCATAGGAGCATCTGCGAACTTTGTATTGTAGCTGTCAATGTCACGGCAGCCGGTAGAGGCAAGAATGGAGTAGCGGCGATCCATCTCAATACAAAGGTTCTTCAATAGTTCAACCGCACCATTTACCTCAGATACAACCGTACACGCTGCAAGGTTCTTGTAATACTCAAATTCTGTTGCTTTTGGGTCAATGATATATAAGTGCATCTGTGCCGGATTCTTTTTCATCAATAGAGACAAGATGAGGTTATGCAGAACGATTGATTTACCAGATCCGGTCATACCAGAAATGAGGATATGGCAAGCCTTGGCAATATCAATGTAATGCTTGGAACCGTCAACCGCCATGCCGATCGCCATTGTGAAACCACTGGAGGACTGATACTCATTATCAATGAGCATATCGCCCAGGAACACGGTTTCTGTACCGGTCGGAACCTCAATATACACATAGCCATTATCAAATCTCAAAGAGGCGTTGCAGTGTAAGGCTGCCTGAAATTCCTTTTCACGTCTCAAAATGGCTTGCACCTGAGTTCCGGGAGCCGGTTCAATAACATACTGTGTAAGGCGTGGCCCTTGATTGATTTTTGCAAGGGTGGAGCGGAGGCGGAAAGAGTTCAATACACTCAATATGGTTTCGGCTTCGTTCTTTACTCCATGAGATCCCCATGAGGTGTGATAAGTCATATTGCCATCAACGGCAGGGAAGATATACGGCTTTGTAAGTTCATACGCCGGAGCGGTGGCAGCGGTCTGTCTCTCTGCGGACTCTTTCAGTCCTGCATTGAGAAGTGTGCGGGCCTCGCTGTGTTTTCTGTTTGCGGTCAATGTCTCCATACAGTTAATAAATACGCTTTTCTTTCTCATGGTTCTCAATCCTTTCTTTACCGGATGCCGGTAGTACACAACTTTCTGTTTAATGCCTGTAATTCTTTGATGTGTATGTCAATAGCTTTCTGCGATTCAGTGTCACATACAAGGCGTTGCGCCTGCCCTGCGTTCTCTATCATCGTCAATACACTGTCACTCAATAATGTCTGTTCTCTATCTGTCAATGAAATAACTACCACGTTCATACCCCCTACCACATATCATTACTTGAAAAAGTATTCAAAAGGATCTCATTGTCGGTTTCTGTTATATCCAGATAGTTGCCGGAATCATCAATAATACTCAATGCTTTTTCTCTTGTTATAGGTCTTTTCTCTGCGCCCCTATACGCAAAGCCATATCGGAACATTAAAGGCTTTTCGGATGTCTCGACAACTTCCCTTGCCTTTGCCCTGTCTAAAGTTCCATCGTAGAATGACATCTTTATCATAATTTCGCCTCCCATTCATCAAAATCAGGTAAGTAAGCCTCCAATTCCTCATAGGTTACTTCTGGAAGTATGCTTGCGATAATCGCCCTTGCGGAGTTCTTTGTGTGACCGTGCTCCCTATATACATAGTCAATGAGATTTTTGATCAAATCATAAGTGAAATGATCCTCAATGCAACTGGGAAACTGTTCTTTTAAGTAGTTCATAAATACTTCTAATTTATCTTTGTTCATGTGTTACCTCCATATTACACGCTGTTACTCAATGTTACAATGTAACGTTTAAGCTAATATACTCTCAATCATCCGGCGGTTATTCGGTGTTACCTCTCCGCCATAATTGGAAACTGCCAATATAAGATCAATGGCCGTTCTTAATCCTCGAAGTTCGGCAGATACACGGCTGCGCTCATTGTGGTAATTCTTCAATGCCTCACGCTGAATAGGAAGCTCAATAGAAAGCTCAAAACGTGTGCGGCGTGGTGTAGATGGATTGTTATAGGTGCGATCCATTGCATCAATGGCAGCCATGCGGCGATCCTCTTCAATGCTCATGCACTTTTCTGTTGCTTCAAGGCTTGACACCTTGGCCTGCAGTAACTCAAAACTGCTCATACCGTTCTCAATTCTCAATGCTGTATTATTCATGGTTTCTTATCCTCCTAAACTCAATATGTTATGCTGTGACTACTTCATAATTTGCCGGGATCCTGGTTGCTGGCATATAACGGCCGGATGATTGGCAGAACCAGAAAGGGCGTTTGAACTGATACGCTGCGGCGTGTTTCAATAGCTCGATGCTTTCCCCAGTATGGAGAGTAAAGCGGATCACTGCGCCGACAGGTAAATTTTTCAATGCGTGAGGATCTTTTTTTGCTTCAATGTTCTTTCTGCATCTCTCGCGCCAGCTATTGGCATATTCTGAATCAGTAGGGGAGAGAAGAGAGAGAATCGAAGCCGGGCAATGATCTTCACAAGGTCCCATGCTTTCCTCCATCGTCTTAACTCCAAAGTTGAAATAATCCCGGTTGTTTGTGTGCGTCAATGCAACGGCGGCGAATGTCTCAACCTCTCCGGTGCTCAATACGGTTGCTTTTACTGCGGCGTAATATGTAGCCCCGACCATGCAAGAGCGGACAACCTCACATTTTTTCGTGTCGTTCTGCCAGGTGTAAAGCTCGTCAATTTCTGCCTTTTTGTCAATAGCTCCGGTTCTGGTGTAGTGTGTTGCGTGTGTATAATCCCATCCCATGATATAAACCTCCTTACATGAGATATATGGATGATTTTGTGATTATATCAGAGGATCTTGAACAGTTGAAACGGTGGGAGAAACAGATAGAAATATTCCTTGCGGATGTTCTTAAATTACAATTAAATCCAAAAACAACCATTGTTTATGCAAAGAACGGAGTGGATTTTGTTGGATATAGGCATTGGAACTCTACGAAGAAAATCAGAAAGGATGCTATGCGTAGACTGAAACGCCTTATGAAGAATTTCAAAGATGGAACTATCACGGAAGAATTTTTCGACAAATCGTTTACAAGTAGAATTGGTTCGATAAAACACGCCGACACCTATAATCTGGTGCAGAAGATCACCTGTGAAGCAAAGGAGTTAAAGGAAAGTCATGCGTGATGGAAGTTATGTCATTGTAGATAGGCTGTGTGAGGCAACCACACAACTGCTTGAAATAATTAAAAAGCAGGAAGAAATCATTGAGCAGTGCAGAATATCGGATGAACTGCATAAGGAACTCGATGATATGAAAAACGACGTGGATCAGAAGATGGATTTAATTGAGTATGATTTGAGATCATACAGACGGGATCGTGAAGAATGATAGATTTTATCGTGAAATATTGGATCGAGTTTCTTTTTGGATTGATAATCAGCGGAATGGGCGTGATGGCGAAGCTGATGTACAATCAGCACTTAAAAAACAAAGCCATTGACAAGGGTGTAGAAGCTCTTTTAAGAAATGGTATCGTTCAGACATACAATAAGTGGTCTGAGAGGGGTTACTGCCCCATATACGCACGAGAGAACGCCACAAGGATGTATGAACCTTATCACATACTTGGCGGAAATGATGTTGCGACAGACTTAATCGAAGATCTGAAAGGACTACCGACAGAACCGCAAAAGAAGAAAGAGGGTGTAGAAGATGATACTTAAAATTCTTATAGGTTTCGCTCTCGGTTACATTGCAGCTTGCGTGACATTTTACATCCTGCAGAAAAGAGAACGTAGGCGGAGAAAAGAGAAGAAAAAGAAAGTAAGCCTGAACACCTATGCAAAGGTAGCCACTACTGCGGTATTGGCTCATGGGATGATCCTTACATCGTGTTCCTATATCCTCTCATGGATAGGCATGGACCCGGTGGTGGATGTATCAAGCACAATCGTCAAAGAAATCGTAGCTCCATTGGTGGTTTACCTTGGAACAAATACGATTATGAACATCTTTGAAAAGAACAAACTCAGTTTTTCAGTACCAATCAACAGCACCGTCATAAGCAAAGACGGAACCACACACAAAGCCTCTGAGGATGAGGCAGTAGGATAGGAGGTCATATTATGACAATGGAATTTTTAATTGTAGCACTGTTCGCAGTATCATTACTCACAAACCTTACCGTTGAGGGAATCAAGAAACTTCTGGATAAGAAATCTGTTGACTATTCATCGAACGTGATGGCAGCAGTTACCGCAGTCGTTATCTCCGTGGCACTGTCCGCCGGGTATCTGATTTACACAGAAACGATGCTTAACGCAAAGATTGGCGTTGAACTCATTGCCCTTGCGTATCTTAGTTTTTTAGTTGCCACGAACGGATATGACAAAGTTATTCAGGCAATCAAGCAGATCAAACAGATTGGAAACCAGTAAGAGAATATTATTCAGAGCCATGAGCCGGATGTGAATTAACACACCCGGCTCTTTCTTTTTAAGGAGGCACGGATCATGGCATTGAAAGGTACGACAGCACAGGAGAGGGCATGGAACTTCTTTTGTGCTAAAGGATTAAGCCATTACGCCGTAAGTGGTGTCATGGCAAGCATAAGAGCCGAGAGCGGATTCAATCCTCGCAATCTGCAGAACAGTTGTGAGAAAAAGAGCGGGTATACAGATGAAACATATACCGCTGCGGTAGACAACGGCAGCTATGGGAACTTTGTCCGGGATTCCTACGGCTATGGGTACGCACAGTGGACCTATTGGAGCAGAAAACAGAATCTTCTCAATTTTGCCAAGAAGAAAAATAAGTCCATCGGAGACGAAGAGATGCAGTTAGAATTTCTGTGGGAGGAATTGACCGGATCGTACAAAGGGGTTCTTACAAAACTCAAAGCCGCAAAATCCACACAGGAAGCATCCAACATTATCCTGACCGGATATGAAAAGCCGAAAGATCAGGGGCAAAAGGTAAAGGCAACCAGGGGATCTTATGCCAAGGAATATTATAACCAGTTTGCAGTGAAAAAGGAGGAAAAGACAATGAAAGTAATTATCGGAAGTGCAAGAAGAGATGAGAACGGAAAGTATGCCGGAGGCAAGCCGGGAGATCAGGATGGCGTAGAGGTAAGCACACAGAATTACTATCTCCACAGCAAAGGATGGTATCTGTATCGTCCTATCAATCCTGAGCACGCAAAGAAGTTGGCACAGGCTATGTATGATGCCTGCATGAATGATAATGTCGGTTACTGCCAGACACATCGTTCAATTATTACCATGCTGAAAAAGTACGGCAGTATGAAAGCAATCGCAGAAAAGACAGAGACAGATTGCAGCAACCTCGTAAGAGGATGTATCTACGAGGCAACCGGAAAGGATGCCGGAAACTTTAATACATCCACCGAGCCGACTGCATTGGAGAAAACCGGTCTGTTTGAGAAAAAAGTGACTGTCACAGCTTCGACTCAGTTTAAACCTGGAGACATCCTTGTGACAAAAACCAAGGGGCATACTGTTGTTGTTGTGTCTGTTGACGGATCCACACCTAGCAGCACATCCACTCCGGCAAAACCGGCAGCAAGCACATCATCTTCAAAAAAGGTAGAAAGTGCAAAGAGTAAGGACGCAGCTATCGCCGGAAAGTACAAAACGACCGGCAATCTCTATCTGAGAGTTGGAGCAGGAACCGGAAAAACAGCAATCACTCTCATGCCTAAAGGTTCAGATGTTCAGTGCTATGGCTACTATACGAGTTACAACGGAACACGTTGGTATTATGTGGCATACGGCAACCTGACCGGCTTCTGTTCATCTGAATATTTAAAGAGAGCGTAA